GGAGATAGTTATACTTATATGTTAGCGCTATAGTAGATACATAATGTGCATACCCGTTACCCTACAGGCACAAAGGTTTCTGTAACTGTTAATATCGTATCTATATGCCCAGCACCTGTAGGGGTAACTCTTATTTGATCGTTAGGTTGAAGTACTAAATCTATTTGGTTGAAGCTTATGTAATCACCGCTCCCTATAGATTTAGCACTTAAAAATTTAGAAACATAAGTATCTGCAGCTACGTACCACCCTACTTCTACTGTGTTAGTAGATCCACCACCATTAACTACATGAATAAAGGTAATCTCAGCAGTACAGTTTGCAGGACACGTATAAACATTCTCTGTAGTCGTACCTGTATTGTGACCATAAACAGACTTAATACGTGCTGGCTTACCTTGATTCACAAAAGACATTAGGTTGCTTTCTTAGCTTTTGGCTTAATAGCCTTCTTCACTTTATTAAATATACCTGATGACTCTGCATCCTTACAGATCTGAGTAACGTTAGGGTCTTTACTCTGTACGTTACCAAAACGATCCTCACCTGCAGCTTGGTTGCCATTAGCATCCCAAACCATGCCATCACCATCAATAGTGTAACCTGCAGCATTAAGCTGCTTCTTATACTTATCGTAATACTTAGCCATTAAGACTTACCACGCTTAACAGGATTCTTTGCTGGAACGTCTGCACCACAAGCTAAGCCACCATGCTTGAAGCCTTTTTTCATCATCCCACCGTATGCCATACCTTTTTTCTTTTTAACGTCACCGCCAGCACCCATCTTCAAAGCGTTAGAAATGTCATTCAATGCCGCCTTTGCTTTTTTCTTTTCCTTAGCAGTTAATACAGCCTCAGAATTAGGTGTATCCCTATACCCAACATCATACTGTTTAGTTTTACCTTTAATACCTATCTTCTTTTGTTGCTTCTTATTTAACATCACTTCTTTCCTTTTTTATGATAACCTGTACCCCCACAATGAGAGCACCCTTTTCCTTTACACTTAGGACACATCTTTTTTGCCATTATTTTTTAGCCTTTTTCAATAATCCACCCTTATTCAGCTGACGTTTTTTAGCTACAGATAGGGTTCCTCTATTTATAGAGCTTGCTGTATCACCTATTTTAAACATACCGCCGCCGCCAGATACTTTAGGTTTTCTTGCTTTATTTTTACCACTAGGCGTCACAGTCTTTTTCAAGTAGTGCTTAATCTGATTTGCTTCACCTCTGGCTTGTGCAACAACTTGGGGGTATTTTAGGTTATTTTTCTCTGCATAACCTATTATTTTATGCTTTAATTCTTTTGCATTATAGCTTTTACTACCTTGTATATATGCATCAAGTAACCACTTAGGTGTCTTTTTTCCAGTGTAGCGCTCTTGAAACTCTCCTATTTTAGGGGGTCTTTTATCAGCCATTACGCATTCCTCTTTCTACCTGATGCAGTCGTTGACCACTTTACTTTCTTGGGGCCAGTTTTCTTAGCGGCCTCTTTCTTACTAATCTTACTAGCTACAGCTTTAGGTCTACATGCAGGATAAGGTCTACCTGAGTCTTTACTACCTGAGCGACCACATTCTTTGCCTGTCTTTACGTCTGTCCACTCTTCACTGAACCACTTACCTAAGCCACCCTTAGAATAACCTCTACGGCTTTGTATCAGGTGGCCTGTCTTACGCGACTTTGTTTTTGCTTGAGCCACTATATTTGCCTCCCCTACGCTTATATTCCTTAACTAACCAGGCTGATGCATAAGCGCTAGGCCATTTTTTAAATTTCTTTTTAGCTGCCGCCTTTACAACCGCATAGAGTTTTTTGTTAGTTGGTGTAGCCATACTTAGATTTTCCCTAAATAACTCAGCAGAATTATTAACGCAAAACCACAAATAAATAATAATATTAGACCTATACCACCATACAGAAGTATATTCTCTACCATCTTTTGCGTTTTCTTGCGCTTCTCTTCCCGTTCCTTCTTATTACGTACACGTATCTCTTTGCGTAACTCTACCAATTCACCCCAAGCGGAGAAGCCGCGTGTAGCTATGACGATCTGCCTTAGCTCCTCTTCCATGTCTGCGGCTTTTTTACGAGCTACAAAGGTAGATAAAGCTTCCTCATTTGAGTTAGCAAAGACACTATCTCTTTTCTTACTGTGGTCATCATTAATGTCATCAATTGCTTGGAATAAACTACCAATGTCTTTAGCTAGAGACGTTATTTCTTTCCCGGCAGAAACCCCTGCTTTAACAGCACTGAAACTCGCCATAGCGATTGTAATAGGGTCCATAATGTCTCTCTCTCAATTTGCATCGCCTACCCCTAAGCAATGATAAAGTCTACAATCTGACCATCAGGCATTCTTAGCTTATTAGGATCAGGGTGGTATGCATACTTTTGATTAACTAACTTGAGATCCTCTACTGCAGTGTCAGGCGTAACCTTGTTAGGTTCTGGCTTCTCTTCTACGTTAGCTTTATGTGATCTGTCTTTGTCTTGGCTTGCAAACACAATGTTATCATGTGTCTGAAAAGGCATACTAGGCAGCGGAAGGTGCGATATAAGTGTCACCTCTATCAAACTCCTTGTCTTTCTTCTTTTGTAAGTATCTTTGTTTCTTGAGTTTCTGAATAGGGCGTTTACGTTTAGGTAACTTCTTATTCTTAATCAAGCACAGGCTCCTTAGTACCAAAAGATCTTTGATAAGTCATATCTTCAGAATATTCTTCAGCCCACCTATTCTCTGTAAATGTAGCAAAGTCTATTAGTGCCTCTAAGTCTAAATCCATATCGTTTATGTAGGTTTTTATATCGGTAACGTCTTGCTGCAATAAATCAATAGTGTGAGCTTGCTTAGATACCCACCATACAGCAGCTACAAGCTGTACAGCCATAGCAATAACTAATGCTACAGGTAATTTTAAATCATTCATGTATTAACACTTCCAACGTTTACGGGCTTGTCTCAAACGAGAGTTAGGATCTTTAGCTGCTGCAGGAAACTTCTTCATCTGCCCAGCGCTTCTAGCACAGTAAGACTTACGCCGCTTTGCAGCCTTACTACCCTTCTTGACTTCTCCTGTTACAGCACCCTTTAGTTTAGATTTTGGATTAGCTCTATTATGTGCAGCTATACCTCTAGGTGTCATACCTGCACCATCTTCTGTCTTACGGTAATTAGCGTTCTTACCTTTAGTGGTCTTACGTATAGCTTTTTCTCTACGAGTCTCGTTAGCCATGTGTGCTACACCTTTTTCTTGTTGCCACTGGTACGGGCTACACTACGGTTCTTAGCCTTAGTCTGTACACGTAAGTTAGAACGCTTGTTGTTACGAGGGTTGCCATCCTTGTGGTCAACATCCTTACCGTCACCCTTCTTAGCTAAACCACCAGATACCATAGCTTTACGTGCAGCATTACGAGAAGCTCTATCCTTCTTTACGGATGGCTTACTGTCATACTTAGCGTTCTGCTTCTTGTAGTCACGCTTACCGTTAGTCATATAAGGCATTAGCCGTAGCTCCGCTTTCTGTCAGGATCTAATACGTCTCTTCTAGGTAAGTGGCCCTCTAAGTACATAGCACGTTCTACGTGATCTAAAGAATACTTGATGCCAGTGTCAGCCTCTATAGCTGCCCTTACATAGAATACGTCACTCTTAGGAATGTGTACACGTTTCAAACGTGCTGCGTCACCTGATACAAGAGCATCGTAAAACTCTTCTATTACATTATCAGATGCATATAGTTGTATGTTTTTATTTTTCATTGTCAATACATTAATATACGTAAAAAAGTGGTACGTGCCGCAAACTACAAGTATTGAGAGAGGAGACAAGGGGGAGAGCAACACTAAGAGTTGCAACACGTACCAGTTTGTAACACAAATTATGATTATTACTTATGAGAAAGTGTTACATTAAAGAAAGTATATCACTTACAAACATGTTATACAAGAATAAAGTGTTACTATAGTGTTATAACTCTTCCTATGTCCACTATCCCATTTACAACACTTTATATAAAGTTATAACTCTTCTAAAGTATTACTTTACTTTTAAGTATTACTCTTTTTTAAGTGTTTTAACTTAAAGTGTTATAACTCTGCTGCTACTGCTACGCAGTTATACGCAGAAAAGCACCCCTGTCAATACCCCAGGAAGCAATTACTTGTAAAATGTTACATATATTGCAGGTTTGTAACAATATGTGATAATACATAGGTGCGTATACACGTAAAAGTTGTGGCTTAAAAAAACACTTCTGTGTGCTTGTACATACACGTATACCGTGGATGGGGGTACCGGCCCTCGCAGGGGGGTAGCATGATACCTTTTTATGTTTTTTCTGCTGATTTGTGCTGGTTTTATTGCGTAAACCATTGAAAAGACACGTTTTTATAACTGATATGCAGTCCTTGAAATGCTGAAAACGTGAAATTTTAAAGGCTTTTTTCATATGGTGCCCGTTTCGCGAATTGGATGGACAAAAACCCCTACCCGTCACTTTCTTGTGATCACAAAATAGCCACCCCTCTTCTTAGTGTGATCACAAACCGGCAATAGCTTTTCAAATGTGATCACAAAAGCAGCACCTATCCCAAACCTATCCCTTCGGATATAACATCTATCCTTTAGCCGGGCAAGCTATCCTTTAGCCTGGTTGCGCTATACTGTTGTATATACGAGTGGCACAACAGGTTAGCTCAACCTATATCCGCTGGTATATATAGCGCTCAGAGACGCTAAAACAGCCCGTACAGCGCCGGAAGCGCTTTCCCTTGTGCTGATACCTTAAAAAGCTTTACCCCAAAAACATACCTATCGGATACACAAACTATCCTTTGGTATAGTGCTATATCCTTTTGGTTATAACGTTATATCCTTTAGCCGGGCGGCGGCTATCCGTGAGCTATCCAAAGGTGTTGGCTTAGGCAATCGCGTATATAAAGCAAGGACATGCGTATAGTTTGGCGTTTGCTGGGCTGGACAATGGCGCAAAACGGACCAAATAATTCGAAACAATTTAACTTTAAAGAAAAGGAAAAACTAAAATGCTTAACGAATACGAATTTTGTTTTGAAGGTGAATCCGGTGCTGAATTGGGCACCATTGAAGCAAGTAACATTGCTGCAGCTACAGCCATTTTGAAGCGCTTATTTCCTAATGATCACGGCGCAGATGGAATATGGGTAAATGCCGATGGTTTCACTATCGGCTCAATCAATTGGTGAGAGGGAAACTAAAATGTATTACATTGAAGTAAACACGACGCGCGGCAATGGCTTGTTGCAACCTATGGCAAAAACGCTACGCGCTGCAAAGTCACATTATTTTAGCCAAATGAAAAAAGAGCCTTTTGGTTTAACCATAAATGACGTCGAAGAAATTACCGTATTCAAAGGACGCAAAATTTACGGCTTTTATGACGGGCAATTTAAGCGCAAGCAAAACGTACCCGTTGAAATACATAATATCTTGTATGGACTGTCATAAATTATGCTCTCAATACGCCATTGTAGCGGGTGGCGTATTTTTGGCACAATTGCCAGCAACCCTAGCAAACGAGGAAAAACTAAAATGCTTATTTCAAAATTGACAAAAGGTTTTAATGTAAACGGCTTCACTTCAAAGGCTGCAGCAATCCGCTATTTAAAAAGCAAAGGGCACAATATTTGCACCTTGCTTGCACAGCCCGAAAGCAACCCTAAGGTTGCAAAAAATGGCAAGGTTGTCGAAGTGATGACATGCGCGCTTCACCTTGCGCCGTTTAATTTGTCCGGTTTTCAAGTTTGCGCCAAAGCTTCACAAGGTTGCGCTGCAGCGTGTCTACATACTGCAGGCAATCCAGCATATATGGAACAGAAAGAAAAAAGCCGTATAGCTAAAACCCGTGCGTATTTCTTAGAGCGCGATGCTTTCATGGCCGTTTTGTTCTTTGAAATGCTGGCGCATTATCGCAAGTATTTTGTTAAGCAAGGTGTTGAAATTGCTTTCCGCTTAAACGCTACTAGCGATTTACCTTTTGAGAGCCGCAAGGTGATAATAGACGGTAAACCCGTTTTAATCATGGATGCTTTTGGGGCAATACAATTCTATGATTATACGGCTTTTGATAATCGCGCTATTAAATTTGCAAAGGGTGACATGCCGAAAAACTATCATATTACGTTCAGCAAAAAAGAAGATAACGATAAAGAAGTTGCTCGCGTTTTATGGCATGGTGGAAATGTTGCAATGGTGGCAACAAAAGAAGTTTATAAGCACGTTTTAGCGCAAGGTTATATTTCATTGCCAAGCCCAACGGGTGCACCGATTAAATACAAAGCCGTTGACGGTGACGCGCATGATTTTCGCCCCATTGATCCAAGTAATAGCGTTATTGTTTTGAAAGCAAAAGGTGACGCTAAAACCGACACAACGGGCTTTACTGTTCGCAAGCTTTACACTGGTGAAGCACAAACCCTAAGCGCTGCAATTGCTGCAGCGTAAACCTTAACCTATCAAAGGACATAACATCATGGATTTAACATTTTCAACATATTGCCATATTGAACGCCGTGCTGGTGGCGTAGGTCAATCACCAAAGCGCTTTATTGAAGCCGTGCATGATTGCTTAAAACCCCATAGTAAAACGCGGGTTGCCCGCGATCAACGCCATGCATTTATCCGCGCCGTTTTAGAAAAGCGCGAGCAATTGCTTGGCATGTATGTAGACAATAGATTTTAAAATAAGAAAGGAAGCACAATGCAAATAGCGTTTAGAATAACGGGCTTATCAAACCGCGAAACCACACGCGAAGAACAAATAGAATTTGCTAAGATAATTGCGGCAAGGTTTAGGTGCCCCGAAAAAAGCTTGCACACAAGCGCACGATTAAACGTGGTGCGCATTGTATCACACAAAAAATGCTTGGATGATTTATTGGCGGCTTTTCCAGAAATTGATTTTGTTTCGCGCACAATTGACGCGCATGAAATAAGCTTAAACGGTTTAGTTAAGTTTAAGCTTGCAACAATGGGGGCAGAATAAATGCAGAATTTGACCATTTATTTACACAAGCAATATGAGCACGGCCAAGCGCTTGCAATATTGGGAAGCAATATAAGCGCATATAACAAGCTTAAAGAGGCGAAACAATTAGCGCGAAAACTTGATTGCGTTATTACTGGCCGCGATTGCTTAGGCGGGTTGCGCTTTGAGATAAACCTAAACGCGCCGCGCCAACATCAAGTAAAGGTGACAAAATGAAAACCCCGTTAAAAGCAATTCGCAAAGCGCAAGCATTAGAGCAAGCAATTGATAGACAAGAAACAATGCTTTATTTGTGGCGCTATAAAAAACAAAAGAGGCGAGCGCGTTTAGCGCTACGCTTCACCGATAAACCCAAAAAATATGGTGGGCATCTTGGTCTGTCATATGGATTGATGCGTCAACAAACTGGAGAAATAAAAGATGCAATACTTTAAAAGAAAATATTTGATGCAAACGTCAAACAATCCCGACAACCCGCGAAAGAATGCTTGTGGATTGGCTATAGCTAAAATTTTAGGCGTTGAAGAAAAGACGCTTTATCTTCACACATGGCCGGATCTTAAACGTGCTATTGGATCTTTGTATAGTTTTCGCAGCGTAAAGACTGCAGTGCATTGCAAAAAAGATAGTACGGTAGGAAGCTTGCGCGGTGAAATTGAAAAGCATTTCAAGACGCATGGTGATGTCGTGCTTTATGTTGTGCGTGTCGAGGGCCATGTATTAGCGCTGGGGCCACAAGGGCAAACTTGGGTTGATACTGCAGCGCGAAAGCGTGACAGGCGCAAAGTTATAGATGTTTACGGTGTGTATTTACCCGTAGGCAACGAAAAGAAATTGGCTGAAATTGCTAAAAGATGGGGCATGGATAGATGAAAACATTTACTTTTGAACAAGCCAAAGCGGCTTACTTTAATGAAGACGCAGCGGAGCTATCCCTTGCCAGTGAACAGATGATTGACGATCTGGCTGTATGGCTTGAGGATAATGGATATAACAGCGATTACGTTTATCGGCTGCACGATTATGGCTTGGAAGAAATGCGCTGCTTGATGGCAGAGGCAGCGGTAGAATTTGCGGAGCATTTGAAATGAGATTGACAGGTAAAAGCATGTGGTACGTTGCAACCACCAATGTTGCAAATGAGCAACACAATCAGAGTTGGTATCTTGATCTTGAATTAGCGCTTGAACGTGTAGAAGAATTGGCCCTTAGTGGCTACAGAGTTATCATTGAAGAGGAAATTAATCATGTCGAATATTAATGTAGATAAGTATGTCATCAGCCTTTACGATTACACAGGCGAGGCTCTCAAGCCTTGGGCAGAAGCAGGTTATAGCTGCCTTGCCTTTGATATACAGCACGATGATACAGTTACAGATGTGTATGGTAGTGGTGGCAGCATCAAATATGTCAAAGCAGATCTGCATGACCAGAATGTGCTCAACAATATTGCTGTCAACCTGCAGTTTGAAAACGTTGTCTTTGGCATGGCCTTTCCTGTTTGTACAGATCTGGCTGTATCAGGTGCAGCACACTTCAAGCGCAAAGCAGAGAAAGATCCCGACTTTCAGATCAAAGCAGCAAACTATGCAAAGATGTGTGCACAGCTATTTAATGAGCTTGGGGTGCCGTTCTTTATTGAGAACCCTGTATCACGACTAGCAACTCTTTGGCGCAAGCCTGATCATTGTTTCCAACCGTATGAGTATGGTGGTTACATCTGCAAGAGTAATGCTGAGCACCCAACATGGCCTGAGTATATTGCACCCCGTGATGCTTATCCTAAGAAGACATGCCTGTGGACAGGTAATGGCTTTACTATGCCCGCCCGCTTGCCAGTAGAGCCAGAAGAGGGTTACAGCAAGCAACACCGCAAGCTTGGCGGTAAATCAATGAAGACTAAGAACATACGCAGCGCAACACCCCGTGGTTTTGCTAGTGCTGTGTACTATGCAAATGGAGTAACAGTATAATGAACATATCTAATCAAACATTTCTTGAGTTATCTGCAGAGATTGCAGAAGCATGGATGAATGACGCATATCTTGATGACATCTATGTTGAGGATGAGAACGGTGATGAGCGCTACACAGAAGAGGCGCAGGATCGGTTCAACGATATATTAGATGAAGTGCAAGCCATCTTAGAGGGCTATGTAAGAGGGGTGACAGCATGAAAACGTATGATCTTAAATTGACGCTTGCACAAATGATAACACTTCAAGCAATTATCAGTCAGGATTTTGAAGATACTATTATTTCTGAGCCAGAGCTTGATGACTTTTTCTGTATTAAGCAAACAGAATATTGGCTGCACAGAGCAGAAGTATTCTTTGCACTCGCAGAATTAACAGATGAGATTATTAATGAATAGCTATTTGTATAGGCTAGGCATTGCCACCTCTGTCTGGTTTAACGTACTGCTAGGAGGTTCCTCGAACCAAACTTTCAGTGCACGTAACTATCAGTGGCAAAAAGATCACAGGTTTAACTTGGTATTTTTGATCGACTTGATCTGTGGAAAAGGGCATTGTATGACATGTTGGTCATATTGGATGATTAGAAAAGGAAAATGGTAATGACTAATCAAAAACAAACTATCTTGAAGCACCTTAAAACTGCAGGTTCAATCACAGTGCGTGAAGCGCTTATTGAATACAGCATCAGTAGCTTGACTAAACGTATTCAAGAGATGCGTGAAGAGGGCTACGACATTTTATCTATGAAGAAGTGGCACCCTGTCACCAATCAACGGTATGTTCGTTACTACCTGCAGGGTTCACCTAAATGACCTATCGTATCTGGCTTAGTGATGCTAAAGGTTTTGAATTCTGTTACATCAGCACGAAGAACCATCTTGAAGTAGATAAACTATTGGAGAAGTATTCTAAATGGGAAAACGTCAAAGCAAGGGTGGAGAAGTATATACCCCGCGAAACTGCGTATCAGTGAGGAAGCTTATGTATTCTTTGAAGAGGCAGATAGATGATCTAGAGTGGGAAGGTGACTTTAAGCGCGCTGATTTCCTACGCACAGATCTAGCACACGTAACTGGGTTAGATAAGAAAGGTGATGTATGGTTTCCTTTATTTTAAAGTATAGCATCGTGTTATTAATCTGTGCTGCTTACATAATTGGCTTTGTTGCTTTGATGTTTACTAGCCATGAGGAGCTAAGCTGTGCAAAGCGAAAAGGATTGCGATAACCCTCACGATGATGCATCACATTGGGCGGGCAACATGCCCCCCAGTAAAAAAGGAGACAAGGACGATGAGAAAAGTAAAGATCCCAAAGGCGACAGACAAGGTAAGTAAACTTATTGATTACTACCTGCACAGCCCTGCCTTTGCTAAGCTCAGCCCTCGCAGCCAGAAAGATTATGAGTATCATTTGGCTAGAGTTAATAAATCTATCGGTAGTAAATCTATCGAAGATGTTACAGCAGGTATGCTGAACAGAGCCTACGAGAAGTGGGAACAAGAGCATGGCATCCGCACAGCTAATTACACAAAGTCTGTGCTATCTAGGGCATGGAAGTACAGTATGTCCAAGGATGTCATGCGACATAACCCTGTGAGCCTCATAGAGACTAGCACAGAGCGTAAAACAAAGACTAAGTGGGATCGGGCATCTGTAAAGGCCTTCCTCACTACAGCGTACAGCCAGTGGCGGTGGCGCAGCATTGGGTTAATCGTTCACATGGCGTATGATTGGGGTCAACGTACTGGTGACATGCGTACCCTGACATGGGATACATTGGATCTGGATCAGTGCCGCATGGATCTGACGCAATCTAAGAGGGGTGCAGATGTGCACCTGCCTATTAGTCAGAACCTGTGCAAGATGTTACGTGAGCAACATAAAGATTTTGGCTTTCAAGATTACGTTGCACCAAAGGTATCACTGGATCGAGGCCAGGTTAGGCGCTATGGGTTGAATGAAATAGCCCCTCTTATCAATGAGGTACTGGACGAAGCTAATCTACCTAGAGAGCTTACAGCTATGTCTCTGCGCCGTACTGCTGTGACTGAGATGATGGAAGCAGGGGTTGACCTAGTGGGTATAATGCAAGTAACAGGTCATGTGAACCCTGCATCGTTGAAGCCTTACATGGTTAATACATTCAGTGGTGCAAGCAGAGCTTTGGCAGCAAGGGGTAATGATGATGAAGATTCGTAAGTATGTCGGTGATCTATGCCTGACTACGGGTGAGAACCATCGTGGTAACTGTCCTGTGTGTGGTGGGCGTAATACGTTCACTGCAACCAATGACAATGGTGTAGTAAAGTATAATTGCTACAAAAATACGTGTACTATCGGCGGTTTTATCCACACTGATTTGACTGCTGCAGAAATAATGATGATTATGCGACAAACTGCAGAGCAAAAACGACATAGGGAGAAAGAGACTATGGAGATACCACAGTACGTGGTGAAGCCTATGCCTACGCACCTAAAGTTTAACAGGTTTGTAAGGCGCTGGGGCTTAGCAATAGATAATTTACTTTACGATGTTAAAGATGAGCGTGTTGTATTTCCGATACACCACAAGGGGCGCATGGTAGACGCTATCGGTAGGGCTGTAGGTAATACACAGCACCCTAAATGGTATCGCTACACTGGCAAAGCTGACTACTACACGATAGGTACAGGGTCTGTCCTATTCATTGTTGAAGATGTCGTGTCAGCAATCGTTGCATACCAAGAGTTTCCGCATATAACTAGCATGGCTATTCTTGGTACTCAATTAACAGACAAGCATATGGAGAAGATAGGTGAATACGATAGGGTTGTTATTGCTCTTGATCCTGATGCTATAGATAAGACTATCAAGTACAGATCAGAGATACAGGCATGGACAGGGCTACGCACTATGGCTTACATGCTAAACGACGATGTTAAATACAGAGTAGAAGATGACATGGAAAAGCTAGAAGGAATGTTGAACAATGAGTAATAAACTGAACCTTGCTAATGCAGAATTTGTTGATGGCGAATGGTGGTACATGTTACATGGTAAGCCAAGGCAGCGGCTGTCTACACACAATAAAAGAAACAAAGGAAGGATGTACGTAGCAGAAGCTAAGCCTGAATATAAGGATGGTTACATACCTAAAGGTACAAGGAAAGATCGTGACCCTCACCCCTTTGTGTTGCTAGGATACCACACGCCAGGATATTTTAAAACTTGGGCAGAAGTTGTGGCTAAGATGAATAAAAATGCAAAGATTATAGTAGGTGAATTTACTCAGGAAAGTAAAAGAGTAAAATCATCAGAGGGATATGTGTATGTCGTGACTACACCTTGCTTTGAAGGTTGGGTAAAGATTGGGATAGTTGAAACAGGCTATGAAGATAGAAGAATTGGTCAGTTTCATACATCAACGCCATATAGAAACCATGAGTATGCCTACATGAAAAAGTTTTCTGACAGGCATGTCGCAGAAAGTATTGCACATGTAGAAGCTCAGAAGACCCACATAGGTCACGACAAAAAACAAAACGGTGAATGGTTTAAGATGTCAGTAGAACAAGCAATAGATATTATTAATAGGATAGAAGAATGAGTAAAAACTTTTTACCTGAATCAAGTACAACTTATATAGCTTTCGTGCTTGACCCTTCTTACAGTGAAGATACAGTTTATGTATCCAAGGGTGGAAATAAGTGGGATGTTATTGACAATCTAAAAGAACGTACCACAGAAGAGCAACAAAAAAGTTTGAAGTTATATAGTTATGTATCACAGGATGCATCATGGTTTACAGAACATCATATAGGTAGCTTAAAAGGCCTTAATGAGTGGTTTTTAAAGGCAGAAGCTAAAGAGGAGAAATTATAATGATTAAAGTAACTTACAAAGGTAGTATGGGTAATGATCTTACAGTCTGTAACGCTGCGAGAGTTTCATTCGGTAAAGAAACTGAGTGGGATTATGAAGAGTCAGATGCTTACAGCTTTAAGCAGCACCTTAAAACAAAAGATAGGAAGCTTATACAATACCTAGCTAAGCATAAACATCTTAGCCCGTTTGGTCATTGCTTTGCATCTTTCCATGTTAAGGCTCCAGTATTTGTGGCTAGGCAATTAGTCAAGCATAAGTTTCTACGTTGGAATGAGATTAGCCGTAGGTATGTGGACAGTGAGCCTGAGTTTTATGTGCCTGATACGTATCGTGGACGTAGCCTTGATAAGAAGCAAGGTAGCGCAGGTAAAGTAACTGTATCTGACAATGGTTTTAACGAGATTGCATTGACAGAGTATGAGTTTCTTCTAGATTTAGGTGTATGCCCTGAGCAAGCACGTATGGTACTGCCTCAGAGCATGATGACTCAGTGGTACTGGTCAGGTAGCTTGGATGCCTTTGCTGATATGTGTAAGCTACGTTGTGCACCTGACACACAAGCTGAGACTGCAGAGGTAGCTTGGGAGATTGATCGTGTAATGACTGACTTGTTTCCTGTGTCGTGGAGAGCACTCGCATATGAATTAAGGGAGAATGGATGATGAGTGAAATAAAAGTAACAGACATAGAAGAACACGAGGATGGCAGTGCTACACTACAAGTAGAGTGTGATCCAGAAACGTTTATGGCTATCTTTGATGTAGGCTTTTTGACATTGGTAAAAAGAGGTCTGGAAAGTGAGAAGTGGCAGAAATGTGTAAGTTGTGGTGGCCCAGCGCAGAATGACATGTGTGGCTTTTGCTTAGAGGAAGAATGATATGAGTATGGTTGGAACAATAGAAGACATGCGCTGGGAAATAAAACTGTTGAAAGATGAGAACAGTAGGCTTAGACGTTTCATTAAGGACCACAAACTGATTCGTGAGTTTGACGATGAAGAACGTAAGAGAGCCTTAGAGAGAGCAAGAATAAATAAATAACTACACTTGTAGGAGACAAGGATGATTGAATTAGCACTAATAAAAACTCTACTGAACAAAGAGTTTTACGATCAACACAAGGGCATACGCTGCCCTGATAAGATCTTTACGAAAGACACACGTAAGATCAAACAAGCATTAGACACGGCAATGCAGACGTATGAAGAAGATATGTCTGTGTCGGATCTTGAGGCTGTGTTCATGGGGCTTAATCAGACCATGACAACGGCTACCAAATCTGCATTCCAGGATTTGTTTCAGCGTTTAGATAAGGCTGAACCTATCAAGAAAGACATTGCAGAAGATACCTTGAGTCACTTGTTTCAGCAGTACGTTGGGGAGCAGGTTGCCAATTTAGGTTTTGACTTTGTGAATGGTAGTCAGAATAGTCTTGAGCCTTTACGCCGATTATTAGAGGATTACAAAGATGATTTTACTCCTAACCTTCGCATTGATTGGGATGATATTGACATTGACACACTGCTTGCTGCGAATAACCTTGAAACGCAGTGGAAGTTTAACATACCAAGTCTCCGTAGGAAGGTGGAAGGCGTTAGTAATGGTCATCTTCTTGTGGTTGGCGCTAGGCCCAATACTGGTAAAACTTCTTTCCATGCCTCTCTGGTAGCAGGTATAGACGGTTGGGCGTCACAGGGTGCCAAGTGCATCGTGCTGTGTAACGAAGAGAGCTACGAGCGTGTAGGTGCACGTTACCTAAGTGCTGCAACCAACATGAGTATGGATGAAGTAAAAGAGAATGTATCACTAGCACGTAAGCGCTATGATCCAGTGAAACAAAACATCCGTATCAAAGACAGTACCAACAAAGATATGAAATGGGTTGAGGCGGTAGTAAAGAATGAAAAGCCTGATATTGTTGTGTTGGATATGGGTGACAAGTTTGCAACCAAGAATAGCGATAAGTCAGACATATATCTCAAGGATGCAGCCATCCATGCACGTAACATTGCAAAGCAACATAATTGTTGTGTGATATGGATGTCGCAGCTATCTGCTGTTGCAGAAGGTAAGGTCTACGTTGATCAGTCCATGATGGAAGGATCTAAGACAGGCAAGGCAGCGGAAGCAGATCTTATGGTTTTAATCTCTAAAGATCCTATAGTAGAAGGGCAGTCAGAAGAGTCAACACGGCGGCACCTAAACATTGCCAAGAATAAACTAAAGGGTGGATGGCATGGGGTTGTCCATTGTGAGTTAGATGGTGAGCGTTCACTCTACACCGCTTAGGAGAATAGATGAGACTTGTATTAGACGTAGAGAACAGCATTACATGGCGTGATGGTAAGACGTTCATTGACCCGTATGAGGTAGGTAACCACCTTGTGCAGGTAGGCATGGTAAATGCTGACAACAAAGAAGAGCTTATGCTTGTTACATTGGATCACAATGAGCATAAGGACTCAGACGGTCAAGGTAGAGCCTTGATACAGAAGTTACTTGATAAGACTACACTTCTTATTATGCACAATGCCAAGCACGATCTTATGTGGTTGTGGGCTAGTGGGTTTAAATACGATGGTGACATCTATGATACCATGCTGGCAGAGTACATATTGTGCAGAGGGCAGAAGCCCAAAGAAGGTATTGGCCTATCAGCCTGTGCCATTAGAAGAGGTCTAGCAGAGCAGAAGGAAGACTACCTTACTGCGTGTATAAAGAAAGGAATAAACACCCATGAGACGGATCTCGATTCTCTTAGCATTTATCTTCGGGCTGATATCCTCACAACTTGTGAGTTGTTCCACAGCATCGAAGCCGACTACGCAACCCCTGAGTCCAGATCCCTTTATGCAGTCAGAACCGTCACCTTTCAAACATGCAAAACCCTCACCGAAATGTACATGTCAGGACTAAAGGTAGACCTTGATGTATTGGAGCAGGTTAAGGAAGAGTTTGAGCTTGAACAGGCTCAGATAGAAGAGCGCCTACAGAGCAAAGTACGTGACCTTATGGGTGACACACCTATCAACTTAAACTCACCTGAACAGCTATCTCAGGTTATCTTCTCACGTAAGCCTAATGATAAGAAAGAATGGGCTGACATATTTGAGTTTGTAAAAGATAAGTCTGAGTTTAAAGCTGCAGTAAATGCTAATTCTAAGATGCTGTTTAAGACTACAGCTTTCACTTGCCCTACATGTAACGGGGCAGGTCATACGTACAAGACAAAGAAAGATGGTACACGCTACGCTAGACCCAACAAGTGCACTACCTGTGACTCAAGAGGTTATGGCCTGAAAGGGTCAAAGCAAATGGCAGGGCTGGGCTTTAGTGCACCAAATAAGAAGTGGATAGCGCATAGTGGTTTTGGTACAGGAAAGGATAACTTAGATGCACTGGTGGCAACAGCTAGAAACAATAACATGGAAGATGCGGCAAGCTTTATTCTGGATGTTAAGCGCCTTAATGCTATCACTAGCTATCTTTCTAGCTTTGTTAGCGGCATATCTGTGCATACTAAGTCTAACGGATACCTTCACGCAACTCTTAGCCAGCACATAACTGCTACAGGTAGATTTAGTAGTAAGAATCCTAACATGCAAAACATGCCTCGTGGTGGTACATTTCCTGTTAAGAAAGTATTTGTGTCACGTTGGGAAGGCGGTAAAATTTTAGAGGCCGACTTTGCTCAGCTTGAATTTAGAGCGGCTGCGTTCTTAGCTCAAGATGAGGTTGCAATGAAAGAAGTTGAGACAGGTTTTGACGTACATGCTTACACTGCAAAGGTTATCTCTGATGCAGGTCAGCCTACTGCTAGACAGGCAGCAAAGGAGCATACGTTTGCCCCACTCTTCGGCGCTACTGGGTATGGACGCAGCAACGCTGAGAAGGCTTACTACGAGCACTTCAATGAGAAGTATAGAGGTATAGCAGCTTGGCAACAAAACCTGGCTGACGAAGCAATGCGCTTCAATAAGATAACTAACATCAGTGGTAGGCAGTATGCTTTTCCTGACATTGAGCGCAGAGCTAATGGTAGTGTCACACACTTTACTATGTTAAAGAATTATCCTGTACAGGGTTTCGCTACGGGTGATGTTACCCCTGCTGTACTTAATGAGTTTCACAAAAGATTAAAGCCACTAAACTCTGTATTGATCAACACAGTACATGATTCAGCGGTGGCTGATATACACCCAGATGAAGAAGAAGAGGTATTACAAATAGTTACAGATCTTAATGATAACCTTGTGGACCTGATAGAAGATGTGTACAAAGTACGTATGAATGTGCCACTATTATTAGAGGCAAAAATAGGTCCAAATTGGCTTGACACAAAAGACGTATAATGTATAACTACAATTTCATGAAACGCTCATCGAAAGGAAAAGATATGAGCCAAGAGTTAGCAGTAGCAATAGACCGTGGACAATCAATGGCAGAGCTTATGGGTGTGTCTAACAACACACAACAGAGCGCAACGCCTAGCGTATCACGGCTCAACGTCAACCAAGAGATCCTAGAGAAAGAGGTATCTATGGATGGCGAAACATTTATGAAGCCAACCGTACCAAAAGGAGCTTACAAACTAACTACAGGTGATGATGTAGTATACAGTAAAACAGTTACTGTGCGTATCTTTGCTGTGCGCCAACAGTGGCAGCGCTGGAATGGTGATACTACTGAAATGGAGAAAAGCGTTTTAGCTAATAGCCTTAACAAAGATCTTAAAGATAACTTAGGTGGCTACAACTTAGGTAGGCCATCAGGTTACATCGAAGACTTTAATGCGCTTCCAGAGGCAACAAAGTCTCTCATTCGTAGTGTAAAGCGGGTCAAGGTATTCTTTGGCTTGGTAACACTAGACAGCCCTACAGATGCTATGGGTGAAAAAGTAGACGGTAATTTCACGGATATCCCATTTGTGTTTGACGTTAAGAACCGTGACTCACTAAAAGCACTGGACGGTGTACTAGCACAGATCAACAAGAAGAATCTGCTACCGCCTATGTCCACTATCAAGCTGTCTCCTGCTGTAGGTAAGATCCCTACGGGTGCTACCTTTGGTTATGTCTCTGCAGCAATTGGGGATAAGGTTGAGCTATCTGATGATGACAATGATGTACTAGGAAACTTCTTAGACTTCATTGAATACATCAACGGCTCACTCTTAGATAAACATGAAGAGCGTAGCTCTGATGGTCTGTCACACGCCGATAAAGAGATTGTAGCTTCAATCGTAGAGGTGGAAGAGTAATGGAACACCCTGCTGAATTAGCAATCTTCTCTTACTTACAGAAGGCTATGGCAGGTGAGGCATCAATGTCAAAAGAGGTGGCTTCTAAAGTCGCCTCTGATGTTGAGGCTGCTATGCTAAAGCAGTTTGCTAGTGGGCCTCGTGACGAGTTTCGTATGCGTATGTCCAATCTTGGTAAGCCTAAGTGTCAGTTGTGGTACGAGAAGAATGACCCAAAGGATAAGACTCCTTTCCCACCCCACTTCTTAATGAATATGATATTAGGTGACATTGTTGAAGCTGTGTTTAAGGGCGTGATGCGTTCTGCTGGTATAGACTTTAAGGACAATGATAAAGTCACACTAAAGCTACCTCACGGTCAAGAAATAAATGGTGAGTATGACATGGAGTTGGACGGTAAGATTGATGACGTTAAGTCTGCCTCTCCTTGGTCTTACCAAAACAAGTTTGCTTCATTTGATGCACTAGAGAGTGGCGATAGCTTTGGCTACATCCCACAGCTTGTAGGGTACGCAGAAGGCGCAGGTAAGGGTGTTGGTGGCTGGTGGGTTATCAACAAAGCTAACGGTGAGTTTAAGTACGTATCAGCCTCTGATGTAGACAAACAATCTGTGTTAGATGATATCCAAGATACGGTTAATTACATTGACCAAGACCAACCTTTTGAGCGTTGCTTTGAGCCAATCGAAGAAACGTTTTACAAGAAGAAGACAGGCTTTAAAAAGTTAGGTACTGAGTGTGGTTTTTGTGCATTCAAACATAAGTGCTGGCCTAATTTAAGTACAGAGCCTTCTAGGTCTTCTAAAGCTAAGAATCCACCTATGGTAGATTATATTAACGAAATGGTATGAAAGGAAAAGATATGCCAAAACTTACTATCAACGACAAAGAGTACTACACTGATGACTTTAACGAGGATCAGATGAAACTCTATCAGGAAATTCAAATTGCGAGTGCTGAGATGTCTCGGCTAGAGTACACCTTTAAGGTACTTGAGAATCGTGTAAATTTCTTGGCAGGTTCTATTGAGAATGCTTCTAAAGAAGTTGAGTTAGAGCTAGAAGATACTTCTAATACTGATGCGTCCTAAGAAAAGGACTCATAATTCTAGAGTGTATCGTAGCGGTCTTGAAAGAGAGGCCGCTGCGTTTCTCAAAGAACATCAAAAGAGGGTGTTGTACGAAAAGATAAAGGTAGAATGGGAAGACCTACGCTATCGTACATATACACCTGACTTTGAGTTAGACAACGGTATCTTTATAGAAACTAAAGGTATCTTTGACAACGAAGACAGGCGCAAGCACTTAGCAATAAAGGAACAACATCCAGAGTTAGACATACGCTTTGTATTTAGTAATTCTAATGCCAAGCTGTATAAAGGTGCCAAATCTCGCTACTATAACTGGTGTGATAAACATGGCTTCTTGTGGTCACATAGGTTAATACCTTTAGAGTGGCTAAAAGAAAAAGGTAAAAGGTGTAAGCTTGAAAGAGTTATACTAAAAACACAAAGGAAGAAGTGATGTCTTACGAAGTAAAAGATGATGAAGTTGCTGTTATTGTAAAGCCTGTAATGGATGAAGAAGGTAAATGGACGCTTGAGTTAGCTACAGGATTAGCTTTTGGAGAAGTTATAAATGCGCCTATGCCAGCCGCCCATGCAACTTTCGAGGCTGCACTTTCTATGGCAGCATCTCTAACGTTTTTATCAGATTATCCTGAATTTGAGGAAGAGCTTGTTGAATATAAACAGGAAATGTTAAAAGATATCTTTCCTGAGCAATATGCTGCGGCTGAAAAAGAGCTATCAGAAGCAGAAAAAGAAGAGCTTTACAGCAAGAAAGGTAACGTATATACACTTACTGCATTTACTAAAACACAAGGAAGTGCTTAATGGTAGACCCTGTAAATAAACCTGTACACTATAATCAAGCGGGGATAGAGTGCATAGAAGCTATACGTGCTATGACCTGTAAGATGAATGGTACAAGTGCATATATGGCTGGCAATGTGTTGAAATATGTTTGGCGTCACGAGTATAAGAATGGTCTAGAAGACTTAGAGAAGGCGCAGGTATACTTAGGTTGGCTGATAGATAACTACAAAGAGAACCACAAATGAGCATTAAAAAATTTAGTGTTATGTTTATGTTAAACGTAGAAGAAGAAAATAATATACTATCATCGTCTGAGGAACACCACCAAGAAGATGTGTATGATCTAATAACAAACGTTATGTATGATGTTGATGATGTAACAATACAAAACTTAATAGTTAAGGAGCGGCAATGATTAACGAGACAGACTTAGAAGCATTTGGTTACTTTGATATGTTTCAGAACAGCCCTGATTGGGATAATGACCCCTTACGTTTCTACAGTCAATTTGTAGAGGATAAAGTTTTTACTAAGGGGCGAGAACGGTTAATAGAAAACACTTTGGGTCTTGTAGGTGAATCAGGTGAAGTTGCAGAAAAAATAAAGAAACTGTTTCGTGATAAAAATAAGTTTAATGATGAAGATGTACTAAAAGAGTTGGGAGATGTGTTGTTCTACGTTGTTGCATTATCAAACATTTTTGGTGGTAACTTAAAGAAGACTATGGAAATGAACATGGCTAAGCTGGATGACAGAGAGCAGCGCGGAAAACTAAAGGGTTCAGGAGACAATAGATGAGCAACCTACTACCAACAGACTACCAGACATTTATACACAAATCACGTTACGCTAAATACTATGACGGTTACGGGCGTGAGTTTTGGACAGACACAGTAGAGCGCTACATGATCAATGTAGTTAATTCACTGTTAGAACCTAAGATTTGTAGAGCGATTGAGTCTGCCATACTTAACACAGATATCATGCCATCTATGCGAGCTTTGATGACTGCTGGCCCAGCTTTAGATAGAGATAATACTGCTGGTTATAACTGCAGCTATTTACCCGTAGATGACCCTAAGTCCTTCGACGAGGCTATGTACATCCTCTTGTGCGGTACTGGTGTCGGTTTCAGCGTCGAGCGGCAATACGTTAGCAAGCTCCCTGAAATACCTCAACTCTTCGACAGTGAGACTACAATCGTTGTTAAGGACAGTAAGGAAGGTTGGGCTAAAGCTTTCAGACAATTGCTGGCACTCCTTTGGGCTGGTGAGATCCCTCAGTGGGATATTGGATTGGTACGCCCTGCAGGTGCTAGGCTCAAGACGTTTGGTGGTAGAGCAAGTGGCCCAGCGCCTCTAGTTGAATTGTTTAACTTTGCTATCACAACCTTCAAGGCTGCACAAGGACGCAAGCTGTCTAGCATTGAGTGTCACGATCTTATGTGCTTCATTGGTCAGATCGTTGTCGTAGGTGGTGTACGCCGTTCAGCCATGATCAGTTTGTCTAACCTGAGTGATGACCGTATGCGTCACGCTAAGTCAGGCCAGTGGTGGGAAACAGCGCCGTGGAGAGCCTTAGCTAACAACAGCGTAGGGTACACAGAGAAGCCTGACATGGAGACATTCATGCGTGAGTGGACAGCCCTTGTAGCATCTAAATCAGGTGAGCGTGGAGTGTTCAACCGTCAAGCTTGTGTTGACCTAGCAGTTAAGCATGGACGCCGTGACCCTAACCATGAGTTTGGGTGTAACCCATGTTCAGAAATCAGCTTACGCCCGTATCAGTTTTGCAACCTAACGGAAGTTGTTGTACGCTCTACAGACACTATTGATGACCTAGAGCGTAAGGTACGTCTTGCTACTATTCTTGGAACAGTACAGTCTACCTACACTAAGTTTCCTTACTTGCGTAAAGTATGGCAGAAGAACACAGAAGAAGAGCGCTTACTTGGCGTATCACTTACAGGTGTTATGGATAATCCTCTAATGACGCCTAAGAATCAAGGATTGGAGCAGACTCTTGAGCATTTACGTAGTGTGGCTGTCAATACTAACGCTGAATTTGCTGGTATGCTTAATATACCTGTATCTGCAGCAATTACGTGCAATAAACCATCGGGTACAGTATCGCAATTGGTGGATAGCGCCAGTGGCATACATGCTCGCCATAGTGCCTATTATATCCGTACTGTGCGCGGTGATAATAAAGATCCGCTAACACAGTTTATGAAAGATAAAGGCATCCCTAATGAGCCTTGTGTTATGAAAGGTGACACAACCACAGTGTTTAGCTTCCCTGTAAAGTCACCTGAGAATGCGGTTACACGTAATGATATGACAGCTATTGAGCAGCTAGAGTTGTGGCTTACCTATCAGCGACATTGGTGCGAACATAAGCCAAGCGTGACAATCTCAGTACGGGATGCTGAGTGGATGGAAGTAGGTGCATTTGTTTACAAACACTTTGATGAAATGTCAGGTGTATCTTTCTTGCCTCATACAGACCACACTTATCAGCAAGCACCTTATCAGGATTGCACTAAGGAAGAGTACGAAGAGCTTTTAGCTAAGATGCCTACCAGCATTGCTTGGTCAGAGCTTACTCAGTACGAAAGCGAAGACAATACTGCAGGTAGTCAGACTATGGCATGTACTGGCGATTCCTGTGAGTTGGTAGATCTGACATGAGTGTGTATACATTAGTGGGGCGGCTTGACTGCCCTCACTGCTCCAAAGCTATGGGTTTATTGAGGGATAGTGGTCTTGCTGCTCAGTACTACTCTCTCAATGACTCTAAGTGGTTACTTGACTTGTTTAATAAGTCAGGTATAAAGACTGTACCCCAAATATGGGATATAGAAGGTAATCACATAGGTGGTTACTCAGACCTGAAAAAACTCTTGAAAGGAGAATGATATGACAGGTATTGAATTTATGGCTGTTGCTACTATTGGTATGCTTGCTGTTGGTGAAGTTGTTGCTCTTACTGCAGAGTACGGCCCTG